GCAGTAAAGTTTTTAATTAACCATATTTGGTATCTAAATGATATGGATTCTACTTTACAGAAAATGCAAAGATATGCTCGTATTTTTGGAGAGGCTTATCTATTTATAGAATGGGATAAAGACCAAGGTGATTTACATCCAATATACGTAGCAGCTAGAGATGGAAATCTACCTCTAGATCTATTAGATAGACAAGGTAGTAATATAGTTGATTCTGAAGGAAATAACATTAAAATAGACTTAAAGAAACCTGTATATACGGGCGATGTCATGTATAAGATAGAAGTTCCTTGGAGAGTCTTACTACAAAGAAAAAAGAAGTTTGAAGAGGTAGAATATGCTTTTAGAATATCTACAGAAGCTACAGACTCTTTAAAGAAAGATTATCCTAAATTAGAAAACCAAATTAAAGTAAGTAATAATACTAAATTATATGATGTAGATAGTTTACAAAGTAGTTTTTTAGAAGATGAAACAGTAGTGTATGAATTTTATCATAAAAAGACCAAATATTGCTCTACAGGATTCTACTGTAAATTTACTACAGATATTATTTTAGAAAAGAAAATTTTACCTTATTCTCATGGCGATCTTCCTTTTGAAAGATTAACAGATATGGATGTACCCGAAGTTTTAAATGGTATATCTTCATATGAGATGATAAGACCAATTCAAAATATGCATAATAACCTATCAACTCTTTTAGCAAAAAATATCTACTTAACTGGACATGCTAAATGGGTTATGCCAAGAGGAGCATGTAAATTAGAATCTCTAGGTAATGATAGTACAATAGTTCAATATCAAGGTCCGGTAGCACCTCAATTACTTCAAACAGCACCTAATCCTCCAGAAGCATATAATTTTAGAGAAATGCTTGTACAGGAAATGGGTCAAGTATATGGTGTACAAGGCGTTTCTCGTGGAGTACCTCCTCAAGGTATTACAGCAGGAGTTGCATTACAATTTTTAAATGAACAAGAACAAGAAAGAGCAACTAACGAAGTAGCTAAACATAACCATATTATACAAAAAATAGCTCAAAAAACTATTGCTGTATGTGGAGACTATTATGCTCCAGATGATGGACGTATGTTAAGAATCGTTGGTAAAGATAATAAATATGCTATTCGCCATTTTGATAATGCAGTACTAAGTAAAGATTACGATGTACGTGTACAAGTAGGCTCGGCTCTACCAGAATCAAAAGCAGGAAAGGTTCAAAGAATAATTGAAATTATGCAAATGAAACCTGACCTACTATCTAATGAAAGATGGGTTGATCTGTTAGAATTAGGAAATACAGAAAAAATGTCATCTCTATTAACTGCAGCTATAAAAAGTGCAGAATCTGAGAATGAAGATTTATTAGCAGGTAAACCAGTTGGAGATCCTGAAGTATGGGAAAATCATATATTACACTGGAAAACACATATTAAATCTATACAAAATAGAGCTTTTAAAGAGGAGACTCCTATAGAAGTTAGAAATGAGATGATGGAACATATTGCTGTAACCGAATTTGCTATGGTAGAGAAGGCACAATCAAATCCCGGTTTTGAAGCACAATTAGCCACACTACCACTATTTCCTATATTCCCTAATGGGTTTGTACCTAAATCTAAAGAACATATGGAAGCAGTTATACAAGGAGAATCAAATAGAGGAGCACCTTTATCAGGTAGTATACCGGGAACAGAAGAAAATGTAGAAGGGGAGCCATTCCCTACTCAAGATAAGAATATAAAAAAAGGAGGAAATAAATGAGTGACCAAGTAGAAAGTAATGTAGAAAATGAAACACCTTATGAGGATTTTACTAGTTTTGATGATCTAGATGCAGATTATTCTTCAGAACAAACAATTATAGAGGAGACACCTACTGATGTTATCCCAGAAGATAAAGGTGAGGAAACGACAGAAGAAAACAAAAATGTGCTTACAGATGAAAGTGATTCAGAAGAGGTTAAAGCTACAAAAGAAGAGACTGAAACGGAGGAAAATCAATCAGAAGATATTACTCCAACAGAAGAAGCTAGAAAAATCATTGGAAGATACAAAGAAGGAAATGAAGAAATTGCTGTTGACACTATCTTCAAACACAAGGTTGACGGAGAAGAAGTAGATGTAAGTCTACAAGAACTATTAAATAATTACTCAGGTAAGGTACCTTATGATAAAAGGTTTCAAGAATTATCTGAAGAAAAAAATGATTTTAAATCTCAATTTGATAATTTTACAAAAGAAAAAGATCAAGTTAATGGATATATAAATGAGTTTGGAGAAAAAATGCGAGAAGGTAAGGCACTAGAAGCTTTAGCTTTCTTAGCCGAATTTTCTGGACAAAAACCACATGAATTTAAGGAGCAATTGATAGAGCAATTAGTTCCAGAAGTGGATAGATTAAGAACTCTTTCTCAAGACCAACTTAGTAATGAAAAACTAGCGGCTGAGAATGAGTATTTACAAAAGAAATATGAGTCTGATGAAAACATACGTTTAGCGGAACAATCCCAACAGGAATTTCAAAATCGTATAAATTCTCTTCAGGAAACTCATAATATAACCGATGAGGATTTTAATAATTCTTACGTGGAATTAAAAGATTCTAACTTTCAAGGCGAAGTAACACCAGAGGTTGTGGCTGATTATTATCAGCATAAAACAGCATTTTCTCTGGCAAGTGAACTAGTTGGTAAAGTAGATTCGACTTTAGCAAGTAATAACAATATAATTGACACTGTTCAAAAGATGATTTATGATAATCCTTCTTTTACTAGTGAAGATTATTTGGAATTAATTGAAAAAGTCTATGGAAGCGTTAAGAAGGATAGTTCTCAGGCTGTGTCTAATAAAATCCTAGATGCAGATACAAATACAAAGGTAAATTCTAAACAGAAACCTAAAGATGAGTATGAAAATTATTTGGATTTTGAAGAATTAATGTAAACAAATAACTTAGGAGTCAAAAATGGCAACACGTTTTGATATGAATAGTGGAACAGGTTTAGGTCTTAATGACATATCTGCCCTATTTAAAATTAAATATGTAAAATTAGCTGATAATATTTATAACTCAGCAAACGTATTATTAGGAAGATGTAAAAAATCTTACAACTTTACTGGTGAGAGATTAAGAATTGCAATACCACAATCATTTTCAGGTGGCGTTGGTTCAGGATCTTTACCAAAAGCAGGAACAGCAAAGTATGGAAAAGCAGAATTAACTGCTAAGAAAGTATATGCTAGATGCGAAATTGATCGTGAAACAATCAAAGCATCAATGAAAAGTGAAGGAGCTTTTGTTAAAGCTACTCAAGAAGTAGTTAAGAAAGCTGTTGAATCTTATATGAGAAATATGTCTCGTATTCTTTTCAGTGATGGTTCTGGTGAATTAGGTTCAGGTGCAGTAAATACACATACAGGATCAAGTACAACTGTAGCAATTGCTGATATGAAAGAATCTGATTTTGAAGAAGGTGATTTGGTTAATGTATTTGAAGTAGATGATGATGCTTCGGCAACTGAAGCTTTAAAAGGATCTTTAGATTCGCCTCAACAGATTGTTGATGTAGATCCTGTAGCAGGTACAATTACTTTAGATAGTGCAGTAGCAGCAGCTAGTTCTAATTCTGTAGGTTCTGGTGTTCAAAAACTTAAAATTTATCTACAAGGTTCTAAAGATAAAGATCCTGAAGGTTTAAAAGGCATTATTAAAAATAAAGCTAATTTAAGTTCAGCATCAAAAGATCCTTATGGTATAACAGCAGATCGTAAATGGTCATCTGTTGAAGAAGATGCAGGATCTGCCTCTGTTTCTACAGATCTTTTAAATAAGGTTATGTTAAAAGTTGAAAAGAAATGTGGTAAAGCACCTAATATTATTTTAACTTCTTTTGCACAGTATGAGAAGATTTTAAATGTATTAGAAGATCAAAAAAGATATGAAGTCAATACTAGAGCTGGATTAAAGAAAGCTAACGGTGCTGACGTATCTTTTCAAGGGGTAGAGTTTATGTCATCTGCAGGATCAATCGGAATTTTTCCTGAAAGATTTTGTGATGATGATAGAGTTTATTTCTTAAATGATAACTACATCCATATTCATCACAGACCAGATTTTGGTTGGTTCGATGATGATGGAACTGTATTTTTAAGACTGGCTAACGAAGATGCTTATGAAGCAAGATATGGTGGATACCTTGAAGTATTTATCAA